GAAAACTCAACAATTTTTGATAACTTTTCCGCAAGTGAATGGCGATCAATGAAATATATGATTTCCATTAAATATGTAGCAGGTGGCGCAAACAAGTACTACTCTACAGAAATCAACATATTAATTGATGGATCAGGAGTATCTGTCAGCGAATATGCAACAATTGAAAATGATGGGAATATTGGCACCATCTCTGTTTCAAGGGCTGGAGACACAGTATCACTAACTGTTGTTCCAGTAGGGGGAATTACACCGATAACCCTGCGCTATATGCGTATGGGATTAAAGGCCTAACCAAGGAGATAAAAGATGGCAACCGTAACAAAAGACTTTAGAGTAAAAGCGGGGCTGGTAGTTGAGGGATCAACCGCAACTGTAAACGGCCACGACATATTAACAGAAGCATTAGTAGACGCCAAAGGTGATTTATTAGTTGCTTCAGCAGCAGATACCGTAACTCGCCTTGCAGCGGGAACAAACGGATATGTTCTTACAGCAAATTCTGGAGCAACAAACGGAATTGAATGGGCAGCACCAGCAGCAGTTGGAGTATTTGATTCAAGTATTTCATTTGAAGGTGCAACTGCAAACGATCACGAAACAACACTTCAGGTAACTGATCCAACTGCAGATAGAACAATCACACTTCCTGATGCAACAGGTCAAGTGGTTCTTCGTGATACAACTGACACACTAACAAACAAAACAATCAGTTTATCAAACAACACATTTTCTGGAACAACTTCAGAGTTTAACACAGCACTAACAGATGCTAACTTTGTAACAACTGGTGATACTGGTACAGTTACAAGCACAATGATCGCTGATGGTACTATTGTTGATGCAGACATTAACGCATCTGCTGCCATTGCAGCAAGCAAGATTTCTGGAACTGCAATTACTGCTGCTGACACAGCAACTGTAACAAATGCAATGCTTGCAGGATCAATTGCAAACAATAAACTTGAAAATTCATCAGTAACCATAAATACAAACTCATTGTCACTAGGTGGATCTTTAACACTTGATACAGATGATATTTCTGAAGGAACTAACAAGTATTTTTCAGATGAATTAGCACAAGATGCTGTTGGAAATGCAGTTGGCAATGGTCTTGACTATGACGACAATTCAGGAGCAATTTCTGTAGATCCGTCTGAGTTTGCACTAAACGCTGTTGGAGCACCAACTGGTGCAGTATCAATGGCTACCTACAAGATTACAGGACTTGGAACACCAACAGATGCAGCAGATGCTGCTACAAAGGGTTATGTTGATTCTGTTGCAGAAGGCCTACATATTCACGAGTCTGTAGTAGCAGCAACAACAACAAACGTAGCACTAGCAACTGCTCTTGAAAATGGTGATGTACTTGACGGAATTACCCTTGCTACTGGCAACCGTATTCTTGTTAAGAACCAAACTACTCAATCAGAAAACGGTATCTATGTAGTTCAGGCTTCTGGTCAACCATCTCGTGCAGCAGATTTTGATACTGCAGCAGAGGTTGACTCTGGTGACTTCGTATTCGTATATTCAGGTACAGCAAACGCTGGAACTGGTTGGGTACAGACAAATCGTCCAGCAACTATTGGAACAGATGCAATTGTATTCACACAGTTCTCAGGTGCTGGCACATATATCGGTGGCGCTGGTTTAACACTAGATGGAACAACATTTAACGTTGGAGCAGGAACTGGTATTCAAGTAAATGCTGACACAATTGAAAATACTGGTGTACTTTCAATCACTGGTACAGCAAACCAAATTACTGCAAGCGGATCAACTGGTGCAATCACGCTGTCTGGTCCACAAGACCTACATTCTGGTGCAACACCTTCATTTAGCGGTGTAACAGTAGGATCTGTAACTCTTACAGATGCATTACTTGGAACTGCTACTGCTACCGCTTCTACTAGCGCAACAGTAGTTGACTCATGGTCAGCAACCACTTATTCATCTGCAAAATATATTGTTCAGATGAAAAAGGCGGGAGACATTGAAGTAATTGAAGTCTTGGTTACTGTAGATGGATCAAACAACGTTTACTTAACAGAATACGCAGATGTTATTAGCAATGCTCAATTAGGAACAACAGATGCTGACTATAGCGGTGGTAATGTTCGTCTTCTAGTTACTGCTGCTGCTGCAGACACTGTTGTTAAAGTAAGCAAAACTTATATTGAAGCATAATTAAAGAATAGAGGTCGGAAGTGGCAACAGTAAATAGAGACTTCAGAGTAAAGCACGGCATTAATGTAGCCGAAGGCGGAATCTTTGGATCAACAGTCACAGTTGCCACTCCAACTGAAAATAATCATGCTGCAACAAAGTTATATGTAGATAGTGCAGTAAGTTCACCAACAATTCCAGTTAGTGGAACAGCGCCAGCATCTCCAGAAAATGGAGATCTATGGTTTGATACATTAACACAGCGTATGCATGTTTATTACAGTTCTGAATGGATTGCAATTGCAACACTTGAAGATGCAGAAACACTGCAAGATCATATTCATGATACATCAATTGATGGTAATGGATTAATTGTAAGCATTTTCAAGGATGCAGGATATTATTATCAAGCAGGAGAATTGGTTAGTGCTGGATTTTATAATACAGCCTCTTGGGATGAAACCTGGGATGGCGGAATAGCAATAGATAACTTTAACTAATTATCTGTTATAATATAACTAAGTATAAGGAGCAATAATGGCAACCAGAATGCAGCAACGCAGAGGTACTGCAGCACAATGGACATCAGCAAATCCAATATTAAATGCTGGTGAAATGGGTTGGGAATCAGATACAAATAAATTTAAAATTGGTGATGGAACAAATCACTGGGCAAACTTAGACTACTTTGCCGACATTAACTCAACAGTAAATCCTGCTTTTGGTACAAGCATTGTTTTTGAAGGTGCTACCGCCGACTCTTATGAGACTACCTTACAGGTAATAGATCCAACTGATGACCGCACAATCACTCTTCCAAACGTAAGCGGTACAGTTATTACAACTGGAAATCTTTCCGATATTACAGATATTGGAGTATTTACTTCAACAATCGTAATGGAAGGTTCTAGCGCAGATGATTTTGAACTTACACTTTCTGCAGGAAACCCAACAGCAGATCGTACAATTACTTTTCCAGATGCAACAGGTACAGTTGCCTTAACATCTGATATTTCAGAACTTTCACAAGACGCTATTGATTCCGCTCTTACTGCGGGTACAGGTATAACAAAGACTTATAACGACGGTGCAAATACGCTAACACTAGCAGTAGACACAACAACTATTCAGGCTCGTGTTGCCGATGTTTCAGATACAGAAATTGGATACCTAAACGGTGTAACATCTGCTATCCAAACCCAAATGGACGCTAAGGCTCCAACAAATAATGCATCATTTACTGGAACATTCTCTGCACCAACAGGAACAATTACTTCAACGATGATTGCGGATAGCACAATTGTAGATGGTGACATTAATGCTTCTGCTGCAATTGCACAATCAAAGATTTCAGGACTTACTACAGACCTTGCAGCCAAACTAGCACTTGCTGGTGGCACAATGACTGGTGCTATTGCAATGGGAACAAATAAAATTACAGGACTTGGAACCCCAACTGATGCAACAGACGCAGCAACAAAGTCTTACGTAGATGCAGTAACAGAAGGTTTGCATATTCACGAAGCAGTAATTGCTGCAACAACAACAAATGTTACTTTATCAAGTGCTCTTGAAAATGGAGATACTCTTGACGGTATCACACTTGCTACAGGAAATAGAATTCTTGTAAAGAATCAGAGCACTGCATCTGAAAACGGTATTTATGTAGTCCAAGCATCTGGTCAACCAACTCGTGCCACAGACTTTGATACTGCAAGTGAGGTAGATAGCGGAGACTTTGTTTTCGTATACTCAGGAACTGTAAACAGTGGAACTGGCTGGGTACAAACAAATAAACCTGCCACAATTGGCACTGATGCAATTGCATTTACCCAATTTTCTGGTGCAGGTACATATTTAGCAGGTACAGGATTAACTCTAACTGGAAATACATTTAGTGCAAATATTGGCACAGATATTCAAGCATATAACTCTACACTTGCAGCAGTTGCTGGCGGTACATACACTGGTGACGATAGCATTACTACTCTTGGAACAATTTCAGCAGGTACTTGGAATGGTACAACAATTGCAATAGCAAACGGTGGTACAGGACAAACTACAGCAATGGCTGCAGCAACCGCTCTTCTTCCATCACAAACCTCTAACTCAGGCAAGTATCTAACAAATGATGGTGCAGGAACTCTTTCTTGGGCAACAGTTGCAGGATACTCTGCTCCAACGCTTGGTTCAACATCAATTGCATCAGGTGAAACCGTAACAACAATTGCAGGTCTTACTTTATCAAACGCAACACTTTCTGGCTCATTAACAGCAGGTGGTGGAACTGGAACATCTGGTCAAGTTCTTGCATCAACAGGTAGTGGTGTACAATGGACAACTCCTGCTGCAGGTGCAGATGAAACATTAGTATTAATGGGTGCTTACTAAAACATAAAGTACTAAACCTAAACTAAAGATTGACACGCCTTAAACAAGCGTGTTTTTCTTTTTAATTTTGTGATATACTTAACACTACTTTGTAATTTTCAAAGTACTTATAATATTTTAATAGAAAGTTGGAACATAAATGTCAGACATCTTTTCTTTTCGTTTAACAGATGAATTCATAAATAAATATGTTAGAGTATCTGCACCTTTTGGTTTTACAGATGCAGGCTCTAACTCATTAGGCGAAATTACCTTTATACGTACATATTCTCGTATGAAGGAGGATGGCACAAAAGAAAGATGGCATGAGGTTTGTAAGCGGGTAATTGAAGGAATGTACTCAGTACAAAAGAATCACGCCAAAGATAATCGTTTACCTTGGAATGACAACAAGGCGCAAAAGTCTGCTCAAGAAGCCTATGACAGAATGTTTAACTTAAAGTGGACTCCACCAGGACGTGGTTTATGGGCATTTGGAACTTCTATGACTATGGAAAAACGCAATTCTGCCTCCCTCCAAAATTGTGCCATGGTCTCTACTCGTGATATTGATCGTAATGATCCAGGAGCCTTGTTTGCATGGGTGATGGATGCCTTAATGCTAGGTATAGGTGTAGGGTTTGACACAATCGGCCAAGATAAAGAGATGGCTATACATGCTCCAACAGAACCAGAAAATATATGGGAAATTCCAGATACTCGTGAAGGTTGGGTAGACTCTGTAAGAATGCTTTTAAATTCATACCTACGCCCTAATCAGGCTATACAGAAGTTTAACTATGACCTTATCCGTCCTCTAGGTGCCCCTATAAAAGGCTTTGGAGGGGTTGCCAGCGGTCCAGCACCACTTATTGCACTACATAACAAGATAGATACAGTAATTGGTGGTAGAGCAGGAGAAAAACTTGATTCTAGAGCAATAGTAGATGTTGTTAACCTGATTGGTACATGTGTTGTTTCTGGAAATGTTCGTCGCTCTGCTACTTTGGCTTTAGGGCTGGCGGGAGATCAAGATTTTATTAATCTCAAAAATGCAGAGGTTTTTCCAGATAGAAATTCTTTTGATTCAAAAAATCCAGGATGGGCATGGATGTCTAATAACTCTATTGCTGCAGAAGTTGGAACAAAATATGAAGACTATGTGGATTTAATTGCAGACAATGGTGAGCCAGGTTTTATTTGGCTAGATGTTGCTAGAGATTATGGCAGACTAGCAGATGCTCCAGACTATAAAGATTCTCGTGTTATGGGATTTAATCCATGTGCTGAACAACCATTAGAATCTTATGAGTTATGCACACTTGTAGAAGTTCATTTAAATCGTCATGAAGATAAAGAAGATTTTCTTCGTACATTAAAATTTGCATATTTATATGGCAAGACAGTTACGTTAATGCCAACACATTGGCAAACAACAAATGGCATTATGCAACGCAATCGTCGTATCGGAACATCTTTAACAGGCATTGCATCATTTGCAGATACAAAGGGAATGCCAACAGTTCGTAATTGGATGGACGAAGGATATAAAAAGATTCGTTTATATGATCATTCCTATTCAGAATGGCTATGTGTTCGTGAATCAATTCGTGTAACTACCGTCAAACCTTCTGGCTCTGTGTCATTACTTTCTGGTGCAACCCCTGGAGTTCATTGGGGTCCTGGAGGAGCATTTTATCTTCGTGCTATTAGGTTTGGCAATACAGATCCAATGCTTCATTTATTTAAAGCAGCAGGGTATAAAATTGAAGACGACGTAGTGTCAGCAAATACTTCAGTAGTATATTTCCCAGTAGCATCTGGACATCCAAGATCTGAGAAGGATGTAAGTCTTTTTGAAAAGATTGGTTTGGCTGCTACCGCTCAAAAATATTGGTCTGACAATGGCGTATCTGTAACTCTTTCATTTAACAAAGAGTCAGAGTCTAAGCATATTGCACCAGCCCTCCATATGTACGAGGGGCAACTAAAAGCAGTTTCATTCTTGCCAATGGGCAACCAAACATATCCACAACAGCCATACACTCAAATAACAAAAGAAGAATATAACTCATATGTTGGAAAAATTGGCAAGATTGACTGGTCTGCTATTTATGATGGAGTAGAAAATCTTGAAGCACAAGGAGAGGCATACTGCTCAACAGACGCATGTGAGATTAAATTATATTAGTTCCCATCCTGCTATAATAAGGGGATAGGAGAAAAATGTCTAATCCATCAAATTTATATGCAGAAAAGATATATTCTGAGCACCCATTAGTTTTATGGGCCTTAGATGATACTCTTGACTATAAAAGTTTAATCTCTGAAGCACAGCGAGATATCTCTAATTCTTGGACTATATCAAATGCAACAGCAACATTAGAGTCAGAATCTCTTAAAGAGCCATTTTCAGGTAGCGCTTTAACATTAATTGAAGTTGATGTTCCAGTTTCTGAAAATATTGAAGCATCAGTAGTTAGTCCCAACATATTAAACTTTAATACACTTGAAAATCTTGAAACCTTTACGATAGGATCATATTTTTATTCAAATAGTGTTTATTTACAGAGTGTTTCTATAGGTTATGAATATACAGATCCAGCCACATCTACAATAGTTCAAAACTTAAAAACTTTTACAAGTACACTTTACCAAAGATGGGGTTTTATTTCTGAAACATTTACCATTCCAAATGTTTCTGCAAACCTAAGAATTGTTTTTAAAATAAAAATATTTGAAGGATCAGGAAGTTCGTCAGACAATCAATTCTATTTTAATGGAATTACTTTAGGACAGTGGAACGAAGAATTTAATACACACTCTTTAAACGGAATAACAGAAACTATGGTTCCGTCAACGGTAAGCATTTACGGTGGCTTGGATGCAGTAGAAGCCCAAGCATATGGTATTGCGGAAGATTCTGGATACTATATTACAGAAGGTGGATTAAAATGTAAAAATATAGGAATTCCTTTAGTTTATGGAGCAAGTGGAGTAACAAGGTTGGAGCCCAACACTAATGCGTCCTTAATAATTCCAGGCAAAGGGTTTTTAAATAAGAAGGGACAGTATAACGACTACACAATTGAATTTTGGGCAAGAATAGCGGTAAATACGTCAACTCCATTCAAAATCTTTGGACCAATCGCATCAGATGACGGACTATATGTTGAAGATGGATTCTTAACATTAGTTATTGGAAATCAATTTGCCTCCCATTTTATTGGCGAATGGTTTAGACCAATGCTTATTCATATACGTTTAATTAGGAATTCAGCATCACTATTGATAAATGGAGAAGAAGTCCTATCTTTATCTTTAGACACTGCTAATCTTTCTTTACCAGAGGAACTAGACAATATTGGAGATAATCAAGATTGGTTAGGATTTTATGCAAGTAATAATGTATATCCTTTTGAAATTGATTGTGTTGCAATTTACTCATATCAAATTCCAGTTACAGTAGCAAAACGTAGATGGGTGTATGGACAAGGGGTTATATCTCCAGAAGGAATTAACTCAGGATATGCAGGAATAACAGCATTTATGGATTATCCATTTGCCAATTACACAGCAAACTATAATTATCCTGATTTTGCAAAATGGAGTCAAGGAAGTTTTGACAATTTAGTAACAACCACAACTAGTTTAAGAACGCCAGAATACGCATTACCTGAAATATTTTTAGATGGAAAAACATTACAAGAACTTTATAATGATAACCAAGACATACAAGATAATGAATCTGGACCATTTATTGAAAATAAATTTTTATCTTTTAGACCAAACAATACCTGGAACTCTAAAAATGTTTATATTAATTTTGATAAATTTAATATTTTAGCAAATCAGGTTGATAGTTTTTATGGTGTTTTTAGTTCACACGACCTTGTTTCGGAACAAATATTGTTTAAAATATACAATCCTATAACTGGAAATTATTTTTCTATTATTAAAGATGCTGACGAAATTAAATATTCTTTAACTTATAATGGAAATACACAATTACTATTTACATCAGATCTAATAACAGCAAACAATATTTTTGCAACAGGGTTTAATTTAAAGGAATTATCTAATAATTTTGGTGGAAGCGTAAGTTCTTTTTTTGGAGATCAAAATTCTTTAAAAATGTATGTCGGTGGAGATGATTCGGGAAACTATGTTTTTACTGGAAGGATATACTCTGTTGGACTTTGTAGTACAACAAACTCTTCTAAAATATCAAACAATTTTGATGAAGATGGAATTATAGTTTTAGATCATGGATCACCGCTGATTTCTCATACAGCAAGTTATACTCTTTTACCTTCTGAAGCATATGAAAAATATTTCTTAGACATAGGTGTTGCTGGGTATTGGCAAGACTATTTACCGCTTTCTTATTTTGGACAGTTTGTTGATAATAAAGATGGCGAAAAATATTATGACTTAGACTTTTTACAGTTTAATTTAGGATATCCAACAACTACAACATTGGTAGAAGATTCAGGTGCTACCGAATATTATTACGATACAACAGGGGCACAAATAAAAAGTTATGTTACTTTTCAATATGTTTCCGATGGAGCGAATATCCCTACATCTTTTGCAAATCAACAGGCGCTAAATCAATATAAAGTTCTTGATATAAATAACTATGAAAATTGGGAAACAACAAGGTTTGAAGTTTTAAATAATACATTGATATATCCAATTAAAACAGAAGATTTTAATAGTCTTGCAATTATCTATAGTCTTGAATTTAATAGTCGTGGTATTTTAACTAAACCCATACTATTAAATAAATTACAATTAGCCTCGCAAGTATTTAATGATAATCTATCTAACCCAATTGGAACAAGATTTGGTGTAGATTTATTTCCATATAAGAAAAACGGCATATATTTTGATTATAAATCAAAAAATCCATTTAGTATATATAAAGAGAGTACTCCATATTTATATTTAACCAAAACGTCTGGAATAGAGGTGCGTGGAGAATTTAATGTTTTAGAAAATCGTGGCCTATCTCTTCCAATTAATAAAGAACTTGCAACTTCTTATAAAGTAAGTGCCATGCAATTATGGCTAAGATATGACCAAGATGCTTTTCCAGAAACAGCAACAGAAATATTTGAAATTAATTACAAAAATGGAACATTAAAGTTTTACGTTCAAGCAAATAGTTCTGCTTTGGATAGAGGAAGAATATTTGTTTTAAATGAAAATGGACTTGAATATAATGGAGTTGCTTTTTATTTAAATGGAAATCTTGTAAGAGAGCCAATATTGTTATTAAAAAATTGGTCAGCCATTGGAATTTCGTTTTCAACCTCACTTGTTTATAACTCGTATCTTGGAAATATAAATGTTACAGGTCCAGTATTATTTAATAATATTGCATATTATCAGGCAAGTAGTTTGCAAGAGGTTGAAAGCAGAACCGTTAGACCATGGTATAAAGTTTTAACGGATGGAACTACAACATTTGATTGGCAATTTTGGGGCAATAACTTTACTTGGGACGGAATGTTAGTTTTGGGATTATCAGAGTTCTATGGGATTAACCCATTAGATATTTATAAAACCTATATAGGTACCAATAAGATTATTGTTGATGACGGAGAAGGATTGATCTACGAGCCTGAAACATTGAAAATATATTCAGACATAGAATGGTCAAGCACTGTCGTTACACCAGTATAGTCTGATATACTTATGGTTATGGAATCATTAATTAACCCAAAAACTGGTAAACCGTATGTACAAAATGTTCGTCGCAAGGTAATAGATAAGCACTATGACTGGGGACTTTACGTATATAAAAAATCTGATGGAAAGTGGTTTACGGACGACACTGGATCAATTTTAAACATTCCTTCAGACCGTGGCGACTTATCCAAGATTGCAGAACTACGAAAGGCTGCCATGCATTATGGAGATGACGGTGAAGGCAAAGCAGTTTTTGTTCCTGGACTTACAAGAATTAGCGAAGAAGAGTACTCTGAACAAAAGGAAAGAATGAGAGAAGGACTAATTCCTTCAATGAATGACTTAGGTGCTTGGCATGCAGCACAACAGACATTAGATAAATATGGAAAGGATGCTGTAAATGAGTGATGAGCAAGAATACATTCGTGTAGGTCTTAATACACAGAACAAAGAAGAAAATCCTTTTAGGCATCAAGATCCTTTTAATAAAAGTTGGGATGATTTAAAAGATTATTCTGGACTAGATCAAAATTTTCGTCGTAGAACAACTCGTAATTTATCAAAATATATTAGTCCAGAAACAAACCAGGCATATTTAAATGCAGCAAATGTTACACCTTCAGGGGTAGATGCAAGTTCAAAGCAGATCAATCCTGGCACGGTATACAGAAATGGTTACGGACTATTTGACGTAATCACTCCTCCATATAACATGTACGAATTAGCCAACTTTTATGACACATCATTTGCTAACCATGCTGCTATTGACGCTAAAGTAGAAAATGTTGTTGGTCTTGGATACCGTTTTGATATTTCAGATAGGACCATGTTAAGGTTTGAAATGAACGAAGATCAAGCAGCGGTAGATCGTGCTCGTAATCGTATTGAAAGAGCAAAGATACAATTGCGTGATTGGTTAGAAAGTTTAAATGATGATGATAGTTTTACAAAAACTATGGAAAAGGTTTACACAGATCTTCAAGCAACTGGTAATGGATTTATTGAAGTAGGCAGAACCGTGGCTGGAGATATTGGATATGTTGGTCATATTCCAGCAACGACTGTTCGTGTACGTCGTTTACGTGATGGCTTTATTCAAATTATTGGTCAAAAGGTAGTTTATTTTAGAAACTTTGGAGCAAGAAATGCAAACCCTATGGGAACAGATCCAAGACCAAATGAGATTATTCATCTTAAAGAATACTCTCCCTTAAATACATTTTATGGAATTCCAGATATTGTTGCAGCAATGCCATCTTTAATTGGAGACCAGTTAGCATCTCAATATAATATTGACTACTTTGAAAACAAGGCGGTTCCAAGATATGTTGTGACACTAAAGGGTGCAAAATTGTCTGGCGATGCTGAAGATAAAATGTTTAGATTCTTGCAGACTGGCCTTAAGGCTCAATCCCATAGAACTCTTTATATCCCACTTCCTGGAGATAGCGATGGCAATAAGGTTGAGTTTAAAATGGAGCCAATTGAAAACGGTATTCAGGATGGCTCATTTAAAGAGTATCGTAAACAGAACCGTGATGATATTTTAATTGCACATCAGGTTCCAATATCTAAACTTGGAGGTGCTGATTCAGGTATTGCTGCTGCCCTTTCACAAGACCGTACATTTAAAGAACAAGTCTCTCGTCCAGCACAAAAACATCTTGAAAAAGTAGTTAATAAGATTATTAAGGAAAAAACAGATATTCTTGAACTTAAATTTAATGAATTAACCCTAACAGATGAAATTGCTCAGTCTCAGATTATTGAGCGTTATGTCAAGACACAGGTAATGACTCCAAATGAGGCTCGTGAAAAATTAGATTTGCCACAAAGAGCAGATGGAGATGATCCTTTTGTTATGTCGCCAAGACAAGCAACCGACTCTAGGGCAAACTTAGCGGGTACTCGCCAAAGAGATTCAGAAAGAACAAATAATAATTCTGATTCACCAACTACCATTGCTGGTCGTAATCCACAGGGTGAAGGTAGATCGTCTCAATAGTTGAGAAAACTATATAAAGCGGTGCTATAATTATAACGTTATGTTAATAAACAAGGCTCATTGGGAAACTAAAGGCAACAATGTTCGCCTTTCAATGCCCATTGGAAAAGTAGATGTTGAACGCCGTATGGTGTCTGGTTTTGCTACGCTTGACAACGTTGATCGTCAAGGAGACATAGTCACAACAGAATCTAGCGTAGAGGCTTTTAAAAACTTCCGTGGTAATCTTCGTGAAATGCATCAGCCAAGCGCTGTAGGAAAGATTGTCTCTTTTAAAGAAGACAAATACTTTGATCCAAATGACAAAAAGTTTTATAGCGGAGTTTATGTATCTGCCTATGTTTCTAAGGGTGCACAAGATGCCTGGGAAAAAGTTTTAGATGGAACGTACACTGGATTTTCAATTGGTGGAAACATCAAGACTTGGGATGATGCTTATGATGAAAAAATTGATAAAACAATTCGTGTAATCAAGACATATGAACTGCATGAGTTATCTCTTGTAGATAATCCAGCAAATCAATTTGCAAATATTTTGTCTATTGAAAAAGTAAATGGACAAAACGTTGTAGATGGCTATTTGTCAAAGACAGAAATTGAAAACGTATTTTGGGATTCAGAAAACGGTATTGTTATGGTTTCAGATTCTGACTCAGTAACAAGTCCAGTAACTGGAAACAAAATGCAAAACATTGGTTTTATAGAAAAAAATGATAAAGATAATGCAGAAATGATAAAATTCTTAGTTGATAGTGCTAAAGGCATTAATACAATTAAGATTACTAAGGAGGTAAATCAAATGACAGAATCAACAGAAGCAGTTGCAGAAACTGCAGTTGAAAATGCAGAGATTGCTCCAGAGGCACAGCCAGCAGAGGTAAATGCAGAAGCAGCAACAGAAGTTGTTGCAGAAGCAGAAAAAGTTGTTGCAGAAGCAACAGAAACCC